TTGAAAAACGCAATCAGAATCTTCGAGATGATATTTTAGAAATGAACGGACTCATGCCCAGTTACACACGCCAGGGCCTGGGCTCATGGGGTGGTGGTGGCGACGGTAATTACAGTGATGACTAAAAAAATATTCCCAATTAACACTGAATCAGCTTGTTTATTAAAATGGGGATGGAGCTCTGTATATTTTCAAAGTGGCACTAGTTCGTCTTGTCATAGGACGCAAAAATATGCAATAGATCCTACCAATGTTGCACAGTTTCATAACTTGCCAGCTAAAGTTGAAGCCAGACATAAAATGCTCAAGGGTGAGTGGCCTGGGGCCGGTTGCGAATACTGTAAAAATGTCGAAGCACACGGAGGACAAAGTGATCGACTCTTTCAGCTTGATCAATTGCAGGACATAAATCTTGTTGCGCCTGAGCTATTAGCTGACCCAACTAGTACTCATGTCACTCCAACTATGGTTGAAGTTTATTTTACTAACACCTGCAACATGTCATGTGTATACTGCGGACCGCATTTTAGCAGTCGATGGGTAGATGAAAATAAAAAGTACGGCAATTTTTTTGCCGAGTCAACAGAATCATATGGAGTTGAAAAAGAACAAGAAAATCCATACTATGATAAAATGGTTAGCGACTTTTGGAAATATCTAGCCACAGGCAATACTGCTAAACATATTCAACGTTTTCATATATTAGGCGGAGAACCGTTTTTACTTAAAGAGTTTGACGATAGCATTAAGTTTTGGGCTCGTTACGGGCACCCAGACTTACAAATCAGTATTGTCAGCAATTTAAATATCCCACACGAGCGATTTAAATCTTATATACAAAAGTTTGAACTGCTGGTCAAGCATAAAAAAATGTGGAGACTGCAATTAACTGCAAGTCTGGACTGCTGGGGCAAGGAACAAGAACATTCTAGATTTGGATTAAATCTAGAGCTATGGCGTAAAAACTTTGAATATATTCTGAATACTCCTTGGATCTTAGCGTCAATTAACAGCACTATATCTGCACTAACTATCAAGACTATGCCAGAGTTGATTAAAAAAATCAACGAGTGGAACTCTAAACAAGAAATCGTAGTAGAAGAATTCCGTACATATCCCAATCCAATATTACACAGTTTTAACACTTCGGGTGGTATTGACGATCCTTATATGTTTGGTGACGGAGTTTTTGATCATGAGTTTGATCGCATTCTGTCATTAATGCCCGAAGAAACAGAAAATCAATTTGGTCAAAAACAAATGATGCAAGGCATTGCACAACAACAGCGGCAATCAACAAAGAATCAAATTAAAATTGACAAGTTAAAACACTATCTAGACGAGCTAGATCGTAGACGTAATACCAACTGGAGAGAAACGTATCAATGGTTAGATGCTCTTTCATAATCTCTTGCTTTCCCACCACAATCTAGTATACAATGTTTAAATGACTAATCTATTTAAAAAAGTTGCTGTTTGCACTGATATTCACTTTGGATTAAAAAGCAACAGTACTCAACACAACGATGACTGCCTAAATTTTATTAAATGGTTTACCAACAAAGCTCGAGAAGAAGGTTGCGAAACTGCAATGTTCTTGGGCGACTGGCACAACAATCGTGCATCAATTAATATAGTTACACTCAACTACAGCCTCAAGGCCTTGGAGCACTTAAATGCAAATTTTGATACTGTTTATTTTATCCCTGGTAACCACGATCTTTATTATCGTGATAAACGCGACGTACAAAGCGTGGAATGGGCTAAACATCTTCAGAATGTGGTCATTTGCAACGATTGGGTTAATAGCGGCAACGTGGTTATTGCTCCTTGGTTAGTCGGCGATGATCATAAGCGCATACCTAAGCTGAACGCCAAGTACATGTTTGGGCACTTTGAACTGCCACACTTTTATATGAATGCCATGGTACAGATGCCAGATCACGGCGATGTTAAACAAGATTCTTTTGGACACATTGAACATGTGTTTACCGGGCATTTTCACAAAAGACAAACACAAAAAAATATTACCTACATTGGTAACTGCTTTCCGCACAACTATGCTGATGCCGGAGATGATGCTCGTGGCATGATGGTCATGGAATGGGGCAGCAAGCCAGAATATCATGCATGGCCCGATCAGCCGCGTTATCGAGTATATCAACTTAGTGATGTGCTTAAAGACACCAATACATTACTTAAACCCGGAATGCATGTACGAGTAAATCTTGATGTAGATATCAGCTACGAAGAAGCTACGTTTATCAAAGAAACATTTATAGAGACGTATAAACTGAGAGAGATTACACTTATCCCACAAAAAGTTGTTGAAGGCGACATTACCTTCGATACACAGGGTAACATTATGTTTGAAAGTGTAGATACTATTGTTACCAATCAGCTTACTAATATTGACAGTAAACAATATGATGCTAAGTTATTAATGGACATTTATAGAAACTTATAATGAGTGATATTGTGTTGTTAGGTCTTCCGGGACTATATCAAAACTGGCTGATGGCCGCTGTAGATCCAAATAGCAAAGTGCAATTGCACGGAGATCAAAATTTCTTTTGTAGTAAAAGCCAAGTTAAATGGAAAATCAAACCGGGTACAGTAGATTATCCAATTGCCAACGAACAGTTGGTTATCTTAAATTTATATGTTAAAGAAAAAAACTTTCCATGGTATTTGTATAATTTGTTTGAAAAAACCTACGACATACGTATTATGATTGATAATTTTGTTGATGATTTAATGTCCAAAGGCGAACAATTTGAAATTTTCAACCAGTTTAAGTCATTGCTGTTGGCAATTGATTACCATGACAGAAATCAAGTAATTAACTTTTTTTATTTTTTGTTTCTCAACAAAGATGGATATCTTTCCAAAGATACACAATTTACTCATGACAGCTATATTAATATTGAATTTGACGATTTCAACTTTCCTGCTGTATTAGAAGAAAAACTTGCAGATGTCCCGGGATTTAATTCCAATCATTTTAATACTTCTTATAAAATCTTAGTAGAACGCAATCAAAGATAATTAAAAAGAAAAAAAGATTTTATATCTAAGTTAGAAAACAATCAAGCTCTTGATATTATAGAAACTGCGTATGTTGGTAAACTGGCAGCACTGATATTTAATAAATCAATTGATTGGCATAAATCCAGCGTTAGAGATTCAATTATAAAATATAAAATAAACGAAATACGTGACTTAGCAAAGGAATTGTGTTAAACTAGCATTATGTTCAAGATAAAATCTTTATCAGTAAAAAACTTTATGAGTGTAGGTAATGCTACGCAAGCTGTCCAATTTGATCGCAAAGATTTAACTTTGGTCTTAGGACAAAACTTAGACTTAGGTGGCGATGACACTGGTGCTCGTAACGGTACAGGTAAGACCACTATTATTAATGCACTCAGCTATGCGTTATATGGTAGTGCATTAACTAATATTAAAAAAGATAACCTAATTAATAAAACCAACGGTAAAGGCATGTTGGTTACAATTGATTTTGACAACAATGGCATAGCATACAAGATTGAACGTGGTCGCAAGCCTAATACCATGGCATTCTATATTGGCGATCAAGAACAAGAAATTACCGATGAATCGCAGGGCGATAGTAGAGAAACACAAGCAGAAATAGAACGTATGCTGGGCATGAGTCATGACATGTTCAAGCATATTGTAGCCCTCAACACATATACCGAACCATTTCTTGCTCTTAAAGCCAATGAACAGCGTACTATCATCGAGCAGTTGCTTGGTATTACTATGCTAAGTGAAAAAGCAGACGCACTTAAAGAACAACTAAAAGCCACCAAGGATGCTATCACTGCCGAAGAGTACCGTATCAAAGCAGTCAATGATGCTAATGGACGTATACAAGAACAAATTGATTCCACAAAGCGTAGACAGCAGATGTGGAATACCAAGCAGCTGAGCGATATCTACCAATTGAAGCAGGCTATTGATGCAATTGGAGATTTAGATATTGAACAAGAATTATCAAATCACGACGCATTGCAAACACAGAATGAATTAGTCAAAGCCGCTGCAGAAGTCAATAAGTGGAAAATTGCCTGCGAACAAGAACAAGTAAAATTAATAAAAAATCAAGACAAATTAAAAGCTGAAATAGAAAAACTTGAGAAGCATGAATGTTATGCGTGTGGTCAAGCCATACACGACGATACACATGAACAAGTATTAGCAGACAAACGTGCCGCTGTGCAAGAAACCAGTTTGCAATATCTTGCCAACGATACACAACTTGCAGAACATATTGCTACACTAGCGGAACTAGGCGAGCCTGGGCCAATGCCTATGGTATTTTACGATACCAAAGAAGATGCTATCAATCATAAAAATACCTTAGCAAATTTACAGCAGCAAATGGCTGCAAAAGAAACAGAGCAGGATCCTTATGCAGAACAAATTCGAGAGATGGAAACACAGGCCTTAGAAGAAATTAACTACGATATGATGAACGAATTAAGTAAAGTTAAAGATCATCAGGACTTCTTGCTTAAACTTTTAACCAATAAAGATAGCTTCATTCGTAAACGTATAATTGATCAAAATTTGAGCTATTTAAACTCTAGATTAAGCCAATACTTAGATCGTATTGGGCTACCGCATACCGTAAAATTCCTAAACGACTTAACAGTCAGCATTGAAGAGTTAGGTCGTGAACTAGACTTTGATAACTTATCGCGTGGCGAACGCAATCGACTTATATTGTCATTGAGTTGGGCGTTCCGAGACGTTTGGGAAAGTCTGTATCAGCCTATCAACTTGTTGTTTATTGATGAAGTTATTGATACAGGTATGGATAGTTCAGGCGTAGAAAATAGTTTAGCTATCTTAAAGAAAATGGCACGTGAAGGAAATCGCTCAGTTTGGCTAGTGTCGCACAAGGACGAGCTAGCCGGACGTGTAAACAACGTGCTAAGTGTAGTTAAGGAAAATGGGTTTACAACCTACAACACGGACGTAGAAATAACATAATTTTTGCTGCTGGAAAATTGTCATAATTATGTTACATAATGACCTGGTTATTTGAAAGCACACAAATTGAAACTTTACCTGAAGATATTGTAGGGTTTGTGTATTTGATTACTAATTTAATTACTGGGCGCAAGTATATTGGCAAGAAACTAGCCAAGTTTTCTAAAACAACGTACAAAGTTGTAAAACTCAAAAATGGTAACAAAAAACGTAAGAAAATTAGAAGCAAAATAGATAGCGATTGGCAAGATTATTACGGATCAAACGAAGAACTCAAAAGAGACATAGAAAACTTAGGCCCAGAAAAATTCACCAGAGAAATACTCTACTACTGCAAATCCAAAGCCGAGTGCTCATACATAGAAGCACGTGAACAATTTAGACACCAAGTCTTAGAATCAGATGCGTACTACAACGGACAGATCTCAGTCCGTGTCCATGGCTCCCACATCAAAAACAAATTAAGTAGTTAAGCCAGCACAAGCCAAAATCGTGTGCCCTATACCTGGATCTCGGATCACAGGGATGGAAGTCTTGCCGCTACTGCAAGCACTCAATCACTACCCTTCGGGATGAAGATAGCTAATTGCCGCTATTTGATTGTTTGAACAGGATTCATAAAGGCTAAAAAGACGTGCGAGCGATCGCACACGTTTGCATACTAGGCTAGTATCTATTATGCAAATCGCCGTTGTATAAAGACGGAGCTCGAGGTACAGGACAACCGCCTCTGTAATGCTCTAATACTAGTGACTGTGCTACTCGGATGATGTACACTCTTATTTTTGCCCGCCCTGGGCAAAGAGTGACCAATTAATCTGGATGATATATCTCAGTAATGATAAAAGAAAAATGCATGAGCGTAAGCGAAATGCAGATGTCGTAGACATCTTAGAAGAATGGCATTCCTGACTTCTTAGAAGTTTCTAGGTTATCTTTAACAATCTTGCCTATGAGCTTGCGTTCGTCTAAACTCAACATCATGGATTCCTCATAGCTTAATCCACCACGCATGTACCAACATAATCTTAAGGCTTCTTCTTTTAAGGCTTTTGACTGTGCTTCAAGTCGATCAAAATACGATTCCATAGCTTCTATGGACATAGTCAAAAGCCTTATGCGAAAAAATTTGAATTATCAAAGTTTAATTCTGACTTGTAAGTTTTAGTGCATTCGCTGCAGGCAATTTCTAGCGGTGACAGTTTGTTATCTTTAATTAGTTCTTCAATTTGAACTTTTATTTCGTTGTAAACATTACGATCACAATTTTCAATAAACTCTTTGATGTGTTTAACTTCGGTAACAGTATGATTGTCTTCGGTTACAATTGATTCAATGCAGTTTACTAATGACATAATATTCAGTTCTGTCAGTTTAGGGAACACAAGATTAAACTGTTTAGTTTTTTCTTCGTCGGGTAATTCACTATTAGTGATAGTATCTAACAGTCGTCTTTGCTCAAACAGGATCATGTTAACTGTGTTTAGTGTTTCGAATGCCTGCGGCTTAAAATTAAATGTTAGTCCTTCTAAGCTGACAGGGTTATATTCTGGCACTCTTAGGTTATCTAGCAACATTCTTAAATCAACTACATTTGAATTCTCTTCTTGGCAATGCGGGCATGTGGTTTCGATGTCCATGTCATTGCCGTAGCTAGCCAGCCGTATAGCTATCAAAATTGCATCAAGATCGCAAGACGGGATCTTCCAGGCATCTTTGATATTTGGACAGCAACTTTGTACAACATCAGCTACGCCTACACCGTTCATTAATGCGTCTGGAGTTTTGATAGTTATTTCATCTTTGACTGTCATGGGGTATACTGGTATTTCGCCAGTAGCTGGGACATCTAGTGCACCTTCGGGCCAAAATCGTCCCTGACCGGGCAGTCTTAGATAAATTGCAGGTTGTCTAAAGTGTTTGAACAGCGGATTGGTAGCAGGATTTGCCATGTTTTTGATCCCATAAATATAATTGATATAGTATATTTATAGGTAAAAAACATGGCAGTTAATATCAGTATTCCCGGAATTGGTATGGTGCAAGCAGAAAATGCTGCAACTGAAGCTACCTTACGACAGTTGGTGCAGGCCATGGGAGCTCAACAGAACCGAACAAGACGTTCAGAGTCTGAAATTGCACAATCCAGTAAACAGCAAGCAGGATTTGCTGATCGAGCAGCAGACTCTATGGGACAAGTGGCACAAAATGCCAAGTCCAGTGAAGGTGCTGTGCGTAGCTTGTTCTCAAACGTACAAGAAGCTATGTCAAGAACCGCGCTGGCAGGGTCGGATATTAAAGATTCTGGTGCAGCCACTTATCTCAAACAACTGGGTGCAACCGCAGTTGAAGTATCAGCATTATGGGCCAAGAACTTTGGCGAAATGCCAACTAATCCTGTAAAAGCTGCAACTGGGTTATTGAGTACTGGCATAAGTGCCATGGGTGCTGCTGCAACTGGTATAGCCAAAGCAGCACTTCCCAAGGAGTTGCGAGCAATTTCTGGTGTAGTTGATGCAACAGGTAAAATAATTGAATCTGGACTGCAAGTTGGTGTTGGGTTGTTGAGCAAAGAGTTAAACGACAGCATAAAGATGATGAACACGTTTAACAAAATGGGTGCTGGATTTGCTGGTGGTGTAAAAGAGATGCGACAAGCAGCATTTGATGCTGGAATGACTGTGGATCAGTTTACAGCCACAATGGAACGAGCAACTCCTAATTTAAAGCTCATGGGAATGACCACTGCTGGTGCTATTAACAAAGTTTCAGACGTGGCATTTGAATTTGGCAGAGTCAAAACCGGCGGAGAAACGTTGCGTAATCAATTGCGCGGCTTGGGATACACAGTTGAAGAGCAATCAGAACTGGCCGCGCAGTATCTTGCAAATCAACGTGCCACCATGACCGCAGAGCAGTTTAAAAACATTGATTCAAAGAAAGTAGCAGAACAAACCAGACAATACGCAGTGGATCTCAAAGTGCTGGCTGATATAACCGGAAAGAATGCCAAAGCGGCCATGGAAGAAGCCAGAGTAAAGAGCATGGAAGCAGATATTATGGCTCAATTGAGTCCAGAGGAAGCTACTAAATTTCAAGCTGCTTATGCAGCAATGCCAGATTATGCCAAGAAAGGATTCTTGGAATATGTAGCCAGTGGTGGTCAAGCAATTACGGATCAAGCCACAAACATTGGAATGGCTCAAAATGCTCAATTTGAACAATTGATCAAAGGGTCGTATGCCAGCATTAAAGATGCCAATATGTCTGCTAGTACAATCAACAAACAAGTATTGGAACAAGTGTCAGTGGTTGGTGCTGAGCAGCAACGGATAGTAAAAGAATCTGGTGGCGGCATTATTGCATTGGCCAATCGATTGGGTGCCTCGGGTCTGGGAGAAATATCTAGTTTGTTTAATTCAATGCTGAGTTCGGGTCTGTACAGCAAAGAAGCAGTTGAACAATCTAGAAAAAATCAAGAATCAATGGCAAATTTAAATAATAAATTAACAAACGATATAGTCAAGTTTCAGGACGATATGGCAAAATACGCTATAACAATGTCGGCACAACTGGGCAGTTTTCTGCAACCGTTTACCGAAGTACTTGGTAAAATGACTTTTGCAATGAACAGTTTTGTAGTGCTTACTACCCAAGGTATACTTGGTAAAGCACCCCCAGCTGGATCAAAGCCCGGTGCGGAGGCTACTGAACCGTACAGCAAACAACAATACCTAACTGATCTAGCAGCACTTGCAAAACTAACTCTGGTACCAGTCTTGCAGGATATTCAAGAGTGGTTAAAAGCAAGCAAAGATCGCGAAAGACAAGGCATGGCTAGAGGAGGAATTGCCACTGGGCCGATGACAGGATATCAAATGACGTTGCACGGAACCGAAGCAGTTATTCCATTAGCAGATGGCTCAGTACCAGTGCAACTTAGCGGTGCAACTGGGTCCGCTGACCTGGCCGGCATATTGCAGCAAATGCAATCAACATTTTCAGCGGCTGTTGCTGCAACTGAAAAAGCTAACATAATTAACGCTGCTAACATTCCTGCTAGGGAACAAGTTAAAGAATTGCCCGAAGCACTTACTGCGGCAGTTAATGCAGCTCTAGCTGGACCAACTGGGTTAAACGAAATTATGACAGCAGTAAAAAATCAAATCACTGAAGACAGTAGAACTCAAACTGGCATGCTACAACAGCAGATCGACAATCTTGTAAAACTAGTAGATGCAATGAATGACAATGTGCGCTACAGCGAAAGAATAGCCAACGAGCTAGGCTAACGCGGTAAATACTGCATACTCGGAACTATTCATGTCTTGGAAAAAATACTTTAAATCTTCAAATTTGCCCAGCAATGTAAGCCCAATTGGCAGCGGCCGTAGTCCCGATCCTGGGTTTAAGAACTATCAAAGCAATCTTCCGGAAGTGTATATTGGTCATCCAAATCGTACTGAACGATACAATCAATATGAACAAATGGACATGGATTCAGAAATTAATGCAGCATTAGACATTCTGGCAGAATTCATGACTCAAAAGAATGAAGCCAATGGTACATCTTTTGATATTCATTTTAAAGCTAAACCCACAGACAACGAAGTTAAAATAATCAAAGAACAATTGCAGCAATGGGTTTCATTAAATGAATTAAACAAGCGCACCTTTAAAATTGTGCGTAACACAATCAAGTACGGCGATCAGGTGTTTGTGCGTGACCCAGAAACATTCAAAATGTTTTGGGTTGAAATGCACAAGGTTACCAAGGTCATTGTGAACGAAGCAGAAGGTAAAAAGCCCGAACAGTACATACTTAAAGATTTGAATCCCAACTTTCAAAATTTGACAGTGACCGCAGTAGCAGCTTCAGACACCTATATCAATCATCCACAGGTTGGTGGCCCAAGCGGTAGCTATGTACAACCTGCCACACCTTACAGTGGTGGATCGCGATTT